GAGATGCTTCAGGAGGCCGCTTCTTACAGTAAGATAAAATTGGGGAGGCTGATGGAGTTCTTCTATCCGGGCAGAATACTGGAGGTCCCGTTTACCGAGGGCGATCAACTTGATCTTATCAGGATGAACAAAGGGGTGTTTCTGGGATTTGACATCAATAAGAATAAACCCAACCCATATGCGCCCAGCAGTATCATGCTTAAGTTTGCCACCGCAGACAGCCGGAGGGTGTTCCGGATCCCGGCAAGCAAGGATGCACATATCAGCCAGATTATAGCCAACTCCTATATTATAGGTCGTACCGAGCAGGCTGAGACGAGGGAGAATTGGGACACGCTTAAGCCTTCCCGCAACAGAGAGAAGAGATTCATCGTGACGGGCAATATTCTTCAAGGTATGGCACAATACAAGGGCCGGCTGATAGAATACACCATGCAGGATGGAACGGTCCGTAACGGGCTTCTTTTGCCCGAAAACTGGGTACAGGAGAATAAGGGGAAGATCATTGTTCCTGCAACCAAGGCTTACAATATCATCCGGGCCTTGGCACCGATGGACTATGTGGAGAGTTCAAGCGGTCATATCCAGATAATGAAGGACCGCCCGGTATATGACGGACAGGAGCAATACCAACTCAGGGTCCCTGCCTCTCGTTCCAAGGGAGAAAAATACTGGGGAGACAAGGGATTGAAGGCATTTGTCTATGATGGCATCTTTGAGACTCATGGAGATAAGATGGTAGGCATCGTGGCCGAGAGTAGGCTTAAAGGTTTACTTGAGTACATCCAGTCCCATTATGGTGAAACCTTTGAGATCCGTGCTGACAGTGTACAGAAAGGATCTTCCAGCCAGGGAAGCGGTATCAACATGCTCCGTGAGTTTGAACAGGCAAAAAGAGCCACCAGCACTCATGGAGAGCGCCGTCCGGAGGCAGAGGTACAGGGGGCCAAAAGCAAGGCCGATATGGGCAAGAGGATTAAACCCGAACCGATAGAGGGGAAGGAACCTAAACCCATATGGCAGATATTGAAAGATTTCTCAACAGTTATTGATCAAAAGATTTTTTGGGATAAATCCGTCAGAAGAGGTGCCGGATCTTATTCTGCAGAGCTAGGTAAGCTCGTTGTGGATCGGTTGTTTAAAAACAGGCTTGATATCAGCACCCATGAACTAGGTCACAGGCTTGATGACATGTTTGGATTGGTAGGTCCGGAGGCGGAGCCTCTGTATGCCATATTCCAACCAGAGTTAAAAGAGTTGTGGCAGTTTGGGAGCAGTCCCCCAAAGGGATCCCCCAACCCCCTCTTATACCAGATGAGAGAGGGAGTGGCAGAATTTTTCCGTGCATTCATTCTCAATCCTACAGAGACGCGCAGAAAATACCCGGAATTTTCTAGGTGGTTCGAGGCCCGGGTCAAGCGGATGAGTCCGAAGGTTTGGGATGCTATTGAGACGCTGAGTGAGGACGCAAGGACCTATCTCGGTGCCAGTGGCGTGGATCGTCTCCGCAAGCATGTCAAATGGGGTGTGAATAAGGAGGGGAAGGTTCCCTGGGGCTGGTCAAGCCTGTTCAAACCGACATCAAAACAGGGGGACTTCATTGTTACCAAGTTCGATCTGTTTGCACAAAAATGGCTTGAAGATGGCCGGCTCGCAGAGAAGGCTTACCGGTGGGTCCTGGGCCGAAAGGGTATTGACATTAAGGATCCAACGAAGATACCCCCTAGCGAGAACTTTATCACTCTGTCACATTTGTTACTTGGAGGCATGGATAAGTTTGGGGATATGGCAATGTTTGGAGTTACGGACAATAAGCTGCATCGACTGATAGACCCTGTGACTAACCAAGCCATATCATTTCCCTGGGCCTATTCTGCTCTTCCTGATGCCAGCCTTCCTGAAATGAAAGAATTTATGCAGATGGCTTATGCGTTCAATGCTGCAGACAGGATCAATGAGGTAATATGGAAACTAGGAGGAAGACAGGTCCGGATTGACCTGGCACAAGATAACGACATGCTCCCACCGTTGGAGATACTGAAGAAGTACCCACATATTGTAGATAAGTTCCTGGGGAAGATCACCCGGATCATGGACGAGATACAGAAGGGGAAGCTGGATCCCGACAAAGTATTCTATCCCAAGGATCGTTATGACCATGATAGCGACACCATCTATGGCATTGCCCAGGAGGGAGAAACTGATAAGATGGTTGCGGACAAAACAAAGAAAGAGTGGGATGCGTTGAAGCTGAGTGACCCGGATAAGGCCAAACAGATAGAAGAGTTCAACAGGCGCGTACTGCTTATAAGCGTAAGTTATATCAAATACGCCTGGGAGGGAGGTCTGATCAGCGATGATCTTTACGAACTGATCACGGTAGAGGATCTGCATTACATTGCGTTCCACCGATATTTCAGAGAACATGGGCCGGACTCCGAAAGCTGGAAGGTGAAAGGCTTCGATGAGATGTACTACATCGGTAAGGACAGCAGGGGGTATGAGGGGAGGCTGCACATCCATCCTATAAAGGGTAGTCCTCATCCGATAGTCGATCCGTACCTGGTACAGATTGAAACAGCCTACTCCCTGGTCACGAATACCGACAAGAATAATGTTCTGAAACATTTTGTACTTGCCTTTGTCGGGGATAGGGACTGGTATCAAGACGAGCCGATACAGATCTCTCACATTGGGTATATCACCAAGACTCCATCCCAGGGTAAAACATCTATGACGTTCTACTTGAATGGGAAACCCATGTATTTTGAGGTAACGGATCCTCATGTATATGCAGCACTGAAAGGGCTGAATGAGAGTCCGATGTTCCCAAAATGGGCAACGTTCTTCCCCTCTATGTTGAGAACGATGGTAACACACTCTCTCCCATTTGCGATCAGGAACCCGATCAGGGACTTCTTTGCAAGAATGGTATTGGGACATGCTAAAAGTATTCCAAATATTAAGAAGGATCTCAAGTATTATGATGAGAAGGCCAAGCACATGTATGATCTGGCCGGCGGAGGACAGTTTGGATTCTACATCAAGAATAAGATGGATTACTACCGTCTGCAGAGGGAGTGGATGTTTAAACACTCGAAGGATCCGCACAAGTTCTTCATGGATTTTAAAACCTTTGTAGATACCAACTGGGATAATATTGACCGGTTCTTTTCAAAGTCAGAAAAAATCAACCGTATCAGTTTATTCAAGGCAGAGTATGACCTGGCGCTTAAAGAGGGTCTGAGCCATTACGATGCGGTTCTCCGGGCAGCGTATGAGGCCAGAGACTTCCTTGATTTCCATGTGGCCGGAACGCACATGAAGAGCCTGAATCAGTTTGTGGTATTCTCCAACGCAGCTATCCGAGGGTTTGTTAAAATGGCTAAGACGATGAGGGACCGCCCGGGAGAATTCTTTACATGGTGGGCGATTGTGGCTCTTGCTCCTTCCCTGGCAAACAGCCTAATGATAGCGGCAATGGATGATGACACCATTGATGAGTACAAACAGCTTCCGGCATTTCAGAGGGACATGTATTTCAATATTCCCCTGGGCAATGGGAGGTGGCTGTCTATTCCCAAACCGTTTGAGATGGGTTATATGGCCTCATCGGTACAGAGGATCCTGGACCATCTTATTCTGGATGACGATAAGGCGTTTACCGAAGACTGGTACAAGTTGGGGTATAAGACCTTCTTCCCGTTCGACTTTGCTGGTATCACCGGGGGCTTTGCCGGGTTGATACATGCCGCAACTAACCGGGATTATTTCCGTGACAAGTGGATCATACCGCCAAGCGAGATGGATATCGCGGTAGCTCTCCGCAATACAGAGAGAGCAACAGCCATAGGCCAGGCGCTTCAGTCGGTATCCGGGATGGATGCCAGGAAGATAGATGACTTTATTACGGCTCAATTCCCGTACTATGGCGAGTATGCGTTAAAGGGATCCGAGATCGCAGCCAACGTCATTAAAGGGAAACCAGTACAACGAGAGATGAAGTTTGACTGGACTGATACCGGCGTAATCCGTTCATCTCCGGTCTATGGAGCGAAGGACGTTCAGTGGGTGCTGCAGACAGCCAAGAAGTACAAGCTGAACAACCATCCTTACATAGATCTGCTTAATTCAGCCATACAGGTCTATTATAGCGAAGATGTACAGGCCGACAGGGAGGACATGATTCGGGTCGGCAAGGACATCAGGAACATGGCTACAAAGATCAGAGATATATGGGATCAGCCAGGAATTAACTTTGTTAAGATGCACGAAGAAGCACAAGAATTTAAAAAAATGAACAAATGAAAAAGACAACTATTTTAATCGCATTACTAATTGCAACGACATTAGTAACTTATTCACAGAGTAAGTGGATCGGATTTAAAGGATTTTTAAAAAGTACCGAACCGGTAAACCTTGAGAGATACATGGAACAGGAAACCGGATCGAAGGATCTGAAGTCAGGCGTATGGCAGGCCCGGTTCAACACCGGGTTGGAGGCTATTGCAATATATCCCAAGCTTGATGAGACAGGAAAGATGACAGGGTTTGACTCCCGGACACTGTCCTCATTTATTGTTGGGATCTTCTTTACTCATGCACAACCAGATGGCTTTCAGGATTGGGCCGTAGGGCCATTCGTCTCTTTGCCAAACATTGCGGTAGGTAATGAACGATATGGACTAGGAGTTGCAGGAGCGTACTCTATTTTCAAACTAGGCTTTAGATACGATATTGGCCTTCCGCCAAATAGAGGACTATGCTTGATGACCGGAATAAAGATTGATGTCTTCAATAATATCCAATAAAGTTTTCAACAACATATTTATTGGATTAAAAAGTTTGCTATATTTGTTGGGTAAATTAATCGAACAAATATGGCAGAACAGAAGGAAGAGGTCCTTAGCGGACCATTAGTTGAGTGCCGGTTCGTCAAAACCGACCCAAAGCTTATAGAGAGGATATCAATTAAACGAGCCATCCCAATCAATCTTGTATATGCGATGATGCGGTACAATATGTTCACCGTCAATCAGTATGTACAGCTTACCGGTCTCCCTCAATCGACAGTAACGAATAAGTCCAGGCCCAACCTGGTCAATGGGGAGATTGTCTTCGAACTGAAAGTTGTCTATCCATTCCAGGACTCCGATGGTGTAGGTCCCAAATTCATTTTGAGAAACAAAGAGAGCGAGAAATATCTGAGCGAATGAAGGTATGTAAGAAGTGTAAGCAGGATCTCTCGCTTGATAGATTCTATATAGATAATGGAGGGGGGAAATATGGAGTTAGGAGTGTTTGTATAAAATGCTTTAATAATGCCTCGTATAACTATCGAAAATCTATTCCTGGGTTAGTTACTCAAATATATGCACGGCAACGAAGAAATTCTTTGTTGAGAAATCATCCTTATCCCGATTATAATAAGAGTCAACTAATGGACTGGATAACGAATAATCCAATCTTCATTAATCTTTATAATAATTGGGTTTCTTCCGGATATGATAGATTACTGGTTCCCTCATGTGATCGCATTGATAGTAGGGGTCACTACACCCTAGATAACCTTCAGCTTGGCACCTTTGCAGAAAACCATAAGAATGAGAATATGGAGATAATGAATGGGTTAATAGGGCGGTCTATCGCTGTTATTGGAACGAGTAAAGATACTGGACAAAAAATACTTTTCGTATCTGCAAAGGATGCCGAACGTAGGATTGGCGCTTTTTCAACTCATATTTCAGCCTGTTGCCGAGGTAAGAGAAATTCTGCTGGAAATTTTACATGGAGATTTGCGGAATGAGCAACTTTGAAGATCTAGGGATCACTATGAAATCTGGAAACAGGTTTTACACAGTCTGTCCGAACTGCAATCCAACCCGGAAGAATAAGGGCAGACCGTCACTTACTGTAAACAACGAGGAAGGTAATCGCTGGTATAAATGTTTTAATTGTAATTTTAGTGGCAATCTGGATATTCAAGACAAGTACAAGAAAGTAGTTGAGAATAGCCGGATGCCGAAGCAACCGGCAGCGACATTCAGCAAGGAGGTAAGGGATTACTTCGAAAGGAGGGGCATTAACCCTTCGATTCCAATAAGAGAAAAGGTTTTTGAATACTCTCTGCGGGGGAAGCCAATACTGGGGTTCCCTGCCTACGTTGGCATGACCCTGGTTAATGTCAAGTACCTCAACGTACATTATAAGAAGGAAGAGTCTGGGCCGAAGTGGTGGCAGATGAACAAGGACTATGGCACCAGACAGGTCTTTTGGGGTATGCAGTCTATTCGCTTTGAGAATAATGAACAGGTTGCAGAGAAGAAGATTGTGATCATCACCGAGGGAGAGATAGATGCTCTGACATGGAAACAGTGTGGCTACAATAATGCGGTAAGCGTACCGCAGGGAGCGCCTAGTCCCAAGGCGAAGAACTTCGATAAGGAGTTTTCGTATGCGGAGGATCCGTATGTGCAGAGTTTCTTCCATCCTGACAACGTTGATCTGATCATTTTCTCAACGGACAACGATGAGGCCGGCAGATTTCTGAGAGAACACCTGGTTCACTTTTTCGGCAAAGCACGGTGCAAGTATATCAACTATCCAGTAGGCTATAAGGACATCAATGAAGTTTACAACGGGGATGAGGGCAAAGGTCTGAAGCCGTTGGGACAAGAGGGTGTTGACGAGTGCTATCAGAACCTATCTTCCTTTGCTGTCAAGGGGATCATCAGGCCATATGATGTACGGCACGATCTTGAGAGATATGCCAAGCATGGTTTTACTCCGGGATTGGGGATTGGAGTACCGGGCGTAGATAAGTTGTTTACTCTCAAGCCAAAGCATATAACGTTTGTGACTGGATTACCCGGTTCAGGTAAATCAACATGGGTCCGGTGGTATCTGAGCCAGTTTACCATGCACAACTCTGATAAGAACATCAAGTGGGCGTTATTCACACCGGAGAACAGGCCAGTAGCAAGGGAGTTTGCAAAGTTGGCAGAGGTATGTTCGGGAAAGGCGTTCCAAGAGGGCTATGGCAATTCGATGAACCAGGTTCTTCGGGATAAGACAATGAACTTTCTTACCAAACACTTCTTTGTTGTCTCTCCGGACCGCAATAACTTTGAAAGCTTTGAGGGAAAGATAGAGTTGACGAAGATCAACACTCTGAATTCGATCCTGGAGTACCTCATTCACCTTAAGAAGACCGAAGACATCTTTGGCTATGTTATTGATGCCTGGAATAAGATTGAGCATGAGCAGCCAAAATACATGACTGAAACATCATTTATCTCACAACAGCTTGACTATCTCATAAATTTCAACGACACCTATAATGTACATGGCATAGTAGTGGTACATCCCAAGAAGATTGATCAGCAGGGGGTCAACTACCGGATGCCATCTCTGTACGACATTAAGGGATCCTCTGCATGGAAGGAGAAAGCGGATATCGGGATAATCATTCACCGCTACAAGAACAGGAAGAAGCACAACTCAGAAGTACCCCGGGGATCAGATGAGGATGACAAGTACGAAGTGGTCACAGATGCTCCCACCATCATCCGGACGGAGAAGATCCGCTTTGAGGAGCTTGGCATGGAGGACCGGATAAAGATGAAGATGGATTTTTATAAGGGGGGGCAGTTCACTATTATTGAGAAGGATGATAAAAACCCGGCCAGAGATGTGAACAGTCGCATTGAGCCGGAGAAAGATGATAAGATTGACATAGATCTTACGGATAACGGGAAAGACACATTACCATTTTAAATATACACTTATGGAGGCACAAGGAAAAGCAGTATTGATACTACCGGATGCGTTGCCGGAGAAGACCAGCAAGGGGATCATTGTCCCTGCAACGGCAAAGGAGAAACCCAACAGGGGAACGGTTATAGAGGCTGGACACGCATGCACGGAGGTATCAAATGGGGACAAGGTACACTATGCCCGTAAATCGGCCAGTATAGTTATGATTAAGGGGGTGGAGCATCACTTCATTTTTGAGGACAAAATCTTTTATATTGAATAATATGGCAGAACAGATTGTAAACAATTACGAGTTTGCCCGAGTGCTTGATCGCTACAAGAGTGATGAGGTCGACTACCAGGCAAAGAAGATAGAAGAGGCATTCAGGATCCTTTCCGATGTAAACTACAAATGGGCCGACGCAAAACAGAAGGCTGCGGCAGAGGCCAAGTTTGCGGCCATGCAGAAGAGGTTTGAGTTTCTGAAGACGGTGCATGAGGCCGGCAGTAAACTCATCAAGCAGCATGAGGCGCTGGTTGACGCTGTTACCAAGTGGTATGCGCTATGGTATGAGAACATTGCCAATGAGGGGAAACAGGAGTCCGAGATGATGGAGATGCAAGCCTCATTCCTTCAGCAGATATTTGAACAGATGTTCATTGTGATTGAACCATTAAATTTGAATTATAAACCACCTAGACTGTAAAGACGATGGAAACAGCAGAAAAACTTAGAATTCAGACGAGCCTGCAACTGGCTCTTGAGGCCGAAAAGGTCTCTCAGAAAGATGTTGCACTACTCCTTGACATCAATCAGGGGTATATCTCCATGATTAAGACCGGCACCGGATGGGAGGCCATCAAGGATCATATCTGGGAGAAGATGAAAGCATGGGCTGACAGCCGGTTAACTCTTGCTGACTACCGGAAGTATCTTGATGGCACGCTGGTACTTGAAGAAGGAGGAGAGATCACCTTTCATGATCAACAAGGCAAGCAGGTTGTACCGGAACCGGAAGAAAAGGAGGACCCGGAAATAATGAAAGTGGATTTTGAAGAGGATCCCCAGGCAGAGGATCCCGGTCCGGCATCTCCGGATCAATCGTTGAAGGAAGAGCCGGACGGTCCTTCTCCTTGTTATACTATAAGCAAGGAATTCCGTCCCAAGGAAGAATTTTATCACACCGTTCAGTGTATTCGTTTTGAAATGCTCCGGGATGCGATAATGGACTCTCTCAACCTTGGGGACGCTATCTATCCGGACTGGGTAACGGAATACAATGATCTCTACGGTAAACTTGAGGAGTACGAAGGATGAACTCAGATCTCATAATCACAAGAATAGAACCACACACCGAAGAGTGGTATGCTTTTCGGGAAAATGGCATAGGAGGCTCCGAGGTCGCTACGATTTTGGGACTTGATAAATATAATACGGCAGCGCGTCTGTTTCATGAAAAGGTTGGAGACTACAAACAGCGCAGAGAGGACAACCAAGGAACTTTTTGGGGCCGAAAACTGGAGGACGAGATAGCAGAAATATGGGAATTTTATGATGGCAGCGAGGACGGCTACATCGAGAACTTTAAGAACAACAGGGTTGTTCGGAATTGTCGCAACATAAACGGCTATGTTGTGAACCCGAAGTATCCCTGGCTCTTTGCAAGCCTGGACCGGGTCCAGAACATCAAGGGAGGGCGTAACCTCTTAACCGGGGAGGCATTGGTGACTGAGGCGGTGCTTGAGATAAAAACCCTATCATATTGGGCGGCACAAATGTGGGCCGACGGAATTCCGATCTCTTATCTCGCCCAGGTCCACCAGTACATGATCATACTGGAAACGGACTATGCGGAGATAGCAATCCTTCAGGACGGCAGGGATTTCCGGGTAGAGAAGATCCAACGGGACGATGCTCTTTGTGAGCGCATCATAGAGATAACCCGTATGTTTTGGGAGAACCGTGTGCTTCCGGCAAAGGAGGCATACGCAAAGAAAATGGAGGCGCAGTCCGTCCAGAACATCCCCGAGGCAGAGAAGTGGGAGGGGGAGATCCAGAGGTTTGAACCGGATCCCGACAACTCTGAGGCTTACCGGGAATTCATAGAGGAGCGTTTTCTCAAGGAGAGAGAGACCGTTGACGGCACAATCGACCAGTACGATCTCTGTAAGAAGGACACCTTCCTCCGCAAGTTCAAGGCCCGGATAGAGGCAGAGAGGACCGGGATCCAGAACCTTATACTCCGTGACATGAACCGTTATGGGGTGGAGGTAATTGATTTCTCAAAATTGGGCAATATCACCTGGTCTGAGAGGAAGGGATCGAAGAACCGGACCTTTGCTATCCGGATAAAAGAAACCCCCTCAGAAGAGAAGATTGAGGCCGAATTTAAGAAGATTGACCCGGACTACCATTAATGGCAAACATCAGGACGATAGTAGAAGTTATCTGGGAAGAGGATGGATCGGAGAAGAAGGCCAACTACAAGTTGCTTCACTGGGGCTTACGCTATGATATGGTGCCTGACAGTTATGGTAATCTTGTTCCTGTTCACTATACTGTTGCTATTTGTGAGAATCTTAAGACAGGAGCAGTAGAGTTATTCATGCCGGATCAGTTAAGGATTCTGGGTGTCAACATTAAAGAGGAGAAATCATGAAAGAAAGACTAATCGAGATCGCATGTGTGTCTATTGGCATCTTCGCTATGATGATAATGCTGATGTGGCTATTGGGGCAGAGAATTAAAAACGTAAAACCATGAACAAGACAGAACAAAAGCCGGAGATGACGAAGGAGGAGTTTGCAGAGAAATGGGTTGGAATAAATAATGGGGAGAAACACTGCTCTGCTCCCACGGATTGTTACTATCGGATAAGTGACACTAATATTTGCACTGACCCCGGCGAAGGCCATGAAAGATGCAAATGGAATAAAGAACCATCTGACCTATTCCTCTCCGACCTCCG